GCCATATAATTACGGTTATGGTCACTGCAAAAAAACTGGGCTTTGGTTGTTTGGGCTTCCGCTATTGCAAAGCACCAACCCAGTAGATGGGCGGTCAAACTGGCTCCAGAACCTACCGCCAACCCCAGACAGATGGAAGATCAGAAGCAAGCTTTGTCAGGGGTTCGCTGATGCGATGGCAACCCAGTGGACTAACCTATAAAGGAGGAAAAGTACAACCGAATACGCAACACAATCTAACTAATAAGGAGTGAGTAATGGAACGAATAGACATAGGAGAATTATGCACATTCTGTGGAAGGGATACATCGCACCGTCAAAAGGATTTATTCAGTAGCGTAGACGAAAACGGCAAAGAATTATTGCTAAGAGTGAACCGAATACCCTCAACGTCTGACGGTTGGAAACGTGGCGAATATATCGTATACGCTAACGATTTCCCAGAGGATTTACAACCAGATAAATTTAGTGATCCAGCAAAAGCATTTATATTAAAGCAAGAAGGCATTGAAGAGGTAGAACTGACTGGCTACCAATGTGTCGAGTGCCAACTAACAAAAATAAGGAGTGAATAATGGAAACGGTAACGCCAAAGGATGCAGTCGTGCGACTGCTTGTAACGGCCATAACGGCAGAGGATGAGGCTACCAGAGATGTAGCCTCCAAGGAACTGGTGCGGATAGCCAAGGAGAGCCTGACTGTTGACGCTATGGAACACTGCATTGCACTGGCCGAGGTTGAACTCATCTTATCTGGGAAACAATTATAATAGAGAGGTGCAAACGGTATGAATACGATAGAGCTAGTGGTACAAACAAGGATAGGCGGATGGGGTCAGACATTCTATGATCCTGCCAATGAGGTAGCGAATGTCATTGCGGATTTCAACAAGACCAAAACCCTGACGATTTATGTACTCAAGGCGTGTAAGTCCATCGGCATGGCAGTGAAAGTCCTGCCAGTGGTAGACCAGAACATCCAGGAATTATAATAAGGAAAGGAGAACGGAATGAATATATATTTTGAGAACTTTATCCAACAGGACGAGGAAGGCAACGGCATAGGACAATCAAGCTATGCTGAGTTTGCAGGAACACTATCATGTGAGCCAGATAGTGAAATGTGGGAAGCCCTCAAGCAGTGGGCTAAGAGGCTCAACTTTACCGATGTTACATCATCTGAGGATACCCAAGAAGGAGTGAAGAATGATGCAGACCCAGAGTGCTAAACAACCACTGACCCATATCAACCTGTTCTCAGGTTATGGCGGTTGGGATATCGCCATCCAACAATGGATCGAACAGACGAATCAAAAGCTAGAATTAAGGACGGTGCTTTACTGTGAAATCGAATCATACTGCCAACAAGTTATTGCCCAACGGCAAAGGGATGGACTCCTCTCCCCAGAAGCGTGCATCTGGGACGATGTCAGGACTCTCAACCTTGAAGGATTTAGAGGAGCTATCGATATCCTTAGCGCATCAGCTCCATGCCAACCCTTCAGTGTCGCAGGTAAACAGCGACAAGATCAAGATGAAAGAGATATGTTCCCCGATACACTCAGGCTCATCAGTGAGTGTAGACCCCGAACTTTGGTACTTGAAAATGTCGCCGGAGTCTTATCAACTGGGTCTGGAAAACGCCGCCCCTATATCGAGCGAGTCCTCTGTCAGCTTACCGAGATCGGGTACACTGATATCCGATGGGAAATCCTATCGGCTAAGGACGTTGGAGCTCCCCATCTCAGGAAACGATGGCTCTGCATCGCCAAACTGGCCGACACCGAGGGTGAGCGATACCGAGGGGGGATTAGTACACAACGTGGAACTGAAGGACGGATCGTTCAGCAGGACGAACAAGCAAGGGGTGAGATGGGGAGTGAAACTGAGGGATGCGACAGAGAACTGGAGCACCCCAACAGAGGACGACAGCAGCAATGTGAATCCCAAGGAGAACAGAAGGATGACATTGGTCAAGCACGTAAACCAAGTGACCAAGAACTGGCCAACCCCTCGATCCATAGATCACAAGAACCCGGATCAACCAGTGAACCGCAGGGAGAACACCCCACCGCAACACCTGTCAGCGGCAACCAAGAACTGGCCAACACCAACCAAGAGGGATTGGAAAGGATCGGGTCCATCTGTCGAGAGGAAGGACGGCAAGAGCAGGATGAGCCACCTGGATTACAAGGCAGAGCTTTCCCATTTTGGACAAACAACAGACCCGGACTCCCTGAGTTCCCCCCATCACCAGATGACCACGAGTCATGGGAGTGGATCATCACCAACAGACCAGACCTCGCACCTGCCGTCACAAAAGAAGTTGAATCCACTCTTTTGCGAGTACCTAATGGGACTGCCGGAAAACTGGACCAGTCTAAAACCTATAGAATACAGCGTCTAAAAATGATAGGTAATGGCGTAGTCCCTGCCACTCTGGCTCTCTTCCTTAGTAGACATATACAGGACTAGACAACAGTGGTACTATATATCGTGAGTCCTATCATAGACATACCTTTTGAAAGGAGAATCTACAACTGAATAGGCGATCCAAATTTTTAGAGAGAGGAATAAATCAAATGGAAAAAATAAGATTGTATTTAACTAAAGAGGGTAAGGAGAGAACGATACTAGGTTTTAGCTACGTTGATATCGTAGGCTTCGGGTATGACAGTGAGGGCAGCTTGAAAGAAGTAGTTGCTCTTGCAGACGGCAAACACCTAACCACTTATTCCGGCAGTGATTTATGGGAAGAGCTGCTCACATGGTATGAAGCACTGCCAATCGCAGAGGAGTGGAGATGAGTAAGATGTCAAACCACATAGTAAGGCAGCGAGAGATGGATAACCGCCACATAGATTATGATGAGTGGGGATACTTTGAAGACCCTGACAGTGGAGTAGGTATTGTTATCAACCACTTCAGAGATGAGGGTGATCCCATGCTGAATGTGTATGTAGTACCCAAGGACAAAGTAGCCAACAATGATTGGCATAATGACATGATAGATATAACAGGGTGAGAAAGGAGAAGGGTATGGAGAAGATTACCAGGCTGAACGTGGGTAAATCCAGACCACTGGAAGTGTTATCCGGATGGCAGGTACAGGCGTACATCGAGGAGAAAACAGGGCGAGCTGTCAGTGATCAGTACGTCACTAAGCTCCGCAGGGACGGCAGCCTGCAATATGCAGGGCTGTTGGCAGGAACTTACATCTACACAAGAGATCAGGTAGATGAGGCCATCAAGAAGGCAGAAGAAATAGAACGCATGAGAAATCAATTTGTAGAGAGGATAAATTAATGCAAGACAATATGAAGAAAACAGAAACGGTAAACGCAGTAATCACAGGATCATATCCTGCGACAAAGAACCAAGACACTGGGGCATGGCGGCCTGCCAGAATCACCGTGACCAACGAGGCAGGGGAACACACGCTAAAGGTATGGGCACTCAGGGACTTTGATACCAACGTGGTTATTGAGCCGGTAAAGATGCCAGACTTCTATACCGCCCTCGGAGATATAGAGCAGCTAATAGGAAAACGCATACAGTTCTCAGCCATAGCAGGTACAGACCGAGAGGGGAATTTTGAGTGGGCTAAGATAAAGGATATCCGTATCACCGGTGACCAATCAGGTTCTGGTAGTGGGGTTAGTGCCGATATCACCAACCCCACAAGGTCCCACCCCAAAAATACACCAATGCCACAGCCAGTGCAAGCAAATGTATCAGGTATCGATGCAGATTCCTATGTCCCAATGAACAGACAGGAAGTAGGGATGAGCATTGGCAACGCCAGAACCAACGGAGCTATGCTTGTTGCAGCTTATGTCCGTGCTACTAACGGAAAGATCCCAACAAGGCAGTGGCTTACCGATGCTGCAAAGGCCACACTCCACTACCAAGAGTCACTCCTAGGCCAGAGGGGCAATGAAGAGCCTGAGACAGCCCCCGAAGGCGATGATTTCGAGCAGCTTGGTGTCTTGGAGTGAGCAGGGCGTACCGCCTTACCGATCCTTGGACATCCAGACAGGCGTTTGACGCAAAGAACTTGGAAGGTATCGTACTCAGGGCGATAGCTTCATCACCAAACGGACTGACGGCAGGGGAGCTTGCTGAAATGCACCCCGAAAGGGACGGACTCTGGAAACGGATGTCCGTCCTAGAGAAGAAGGACCTTATCGTCAGGGGTGCAAAGGGATCGGAACGCTACTACCCCGGAACAAACAGATTCCAGACCGTCTGGTATCTGAAGGAACAACAGTTGGAACTACTGAGGAGTGAGGAATGAAATACTACAAGGCAATCATACTACCAATGGGGCAACGCATCGTGTCAGTCATTGACACCAAACATAATCAGAGCTACGCCCTACCTAACTGGGAGAATGGAGACGCAGATTTTAACTGGGGCTACTCCGGCACTGGAGTCAGCAACCTTGCTAAGTCCATGCTTCTGGATTTATATCCGGACATTGATTTTCTAGATCCTGATGACACAAGGGTATTCTTTTTGAAGGACAATTTATTATCGGCCATCAGCCAGAACAAGGGATGGACTTTCTCCGCAGAGGAAATAGAGGGAGCAGCACAACCTAATGACCAGGAGCCACGCTATGACAACTAAACAAGCTGACCACCAAGACCATCCATTGGACAATGGAAGCACTATGAGGATTTACCGGAATGGGAATCACCAATACTGGACTGACGATGACCCGATCAAACGCCCAAGCGTTACCTCTCTTATTGCATATGTTGATGGTGGTGCATTCGGGGCGGGAAAAGGCTGGGCCGTCAGAGAAATACGGAAAGATTATCTGGAGCAGGGAGCAGGTGGAAGGCCAAACTTTGATATCCCTGACATACTTACCAACAAGGCAAGGGATGAAGGCAACAAGCTGCATAGCGACATAGATAAATATATAAAGACAAGCGGTGGTTACATAGCTGAGGAGAACCCTGCCTTCCTTGCGTGGCATAGGGCTATGGCTAACCACCTCTATCTCGATAGTGAAGTCTTCACGTATCACCCGGCTCTGAATTACGGTGGCACAATAGACCAGATAGCCTTGATCGGGGATGACATAGTAATCCAGGATGTAAAGAGCGTTGACCCTGAGAGCTGGGCTAAACATGGCAGCAAATATAGATGGGCAAAGGACCAGACACAAACAACTGCCTATATCTTGGCACTGAGACAATCGGGAAGCCGCTACAAAGCAGTCAAGGGGGAAATAGTTTATGTCCTACGTGATGGATCAGGAGTATTCACAGAAGAAGTACACATCACCACTGGGATGGCATTGTTTAGCAATAGCAGGCAGATATACGACACGCTGAAACTTGAAAATAAAGAGAGAAGTAATAATTTGAAAGAGGAGATAGGAAAATGACAATGGAAAAAATTACAACCATAAATGGAAAAGAATGTAGACTTACGTTTCGATTTGAAACAATAGACAAAGAAAGGGCATTGGAACTACTGGCCGCAACCATTGGCAACAGGGGTACTGGATTAACTCAAGTTGCCAGATATGTACGGGCCATGACAACCGGTCAATGGATACTGGAATGTAGTCCGATCAGGATATCGGATACAGGAAAACTTATAGACGGTCATCACAGGCTTGAAGGAGTAATAGCCTCAGGCGTAGCACAGGAATTTCTGGTGATGTATGGTTTGCCAGAGGAAGTATTCATTGCTTTGGATCAAAACAAAACTCGTTCGACAAAAGACACATTTGCCGTAGCCGGAGAAACAAATGCCAGTTACTTAGGGGCTGCCATTAAGCACCTGTGGCGGTTCATTAACAGCGTTGAACATAGATCAGCCTGTTCCAACGTAGAAGCTGCCGTACTGTTGGATAAGCACCCGAATATAAGGGACTCCCTTCTTGTTGCCACTGAATTAGGTAATCAAATACACTCTCCCATAGGCGTTATGACTGCTGTTCACTATGTGATTACATCTAGCGATGCCAAGAAATCCAATGACTTTTTTAACGGACTTCTTTACGGTATAGGTGATATATTTACTAACCCTACGGACCCAAGAACCAAGCTGAGAGCCAAAATATTACGGGAACACAAACCAATGATGACCATATCTGAAGGCAGGAGAGTAGGGGGAATTACATGGAAGGAACTGAAGGTAGCATTTTGGGTAATGGAATCGTGGCTGTACTTCATTGATGGTACCCCGTTACTCTATTGGAGCAAAGAGTTAATGGAACGGAACGTGCTGAATACTCTTTACTCAATGGCACAGGACGTTCATGCACAGGCACAGAATCCAGACAACCCAAGAATAGATATAGATAACCCACGGAATACAGCAGCAGATTCCATTGTCAGGCTAATGGAACACAGGGCAACTTGGACTGGGAAAACAGGAGATCTTTTGTCTATCCTTTCATCGGACTATGGATTAAAAGGAATGACTGTACAGAAATTTGGATACCACCTGACGAAACCCAGCACCGCCAAGATTATGAAAAACCACGGTATAGAAAGAACGAAATACACCTACAAAGGAAATCGTGTGACCCAGTTAATAAAACCATCTGCGATGGCTCCATTTAAGAGGGCGAGGTAATGCCAAGAATATCTAGTTGTGACTACTGTGACTACAGGCATATAGTCCCAGACTATTGTATCAAGACTGAGTGCAAGGTGTACTGGGCAATGGTAGAGCAGAACGAATTGAAGGCAGAGGAGATCCGATTACTTAGGGACCAGCAGTATGTGCCAGAGGACTTTGTGAAGCCCAAGGCCGAGGTCAAGAGGGAGTTCATAGCCCTGCCACATAAACCTAAACCACCACAACCGAAAGGGGGCATGAACATTGAGCCAAGAAGACAAGACTTTAGATAGCAGTACCGATTTTGATATATCAGGCAGCAGTGGCTCATACCAGTTGGAGTGGACCTCTCTCAAGATCAGTTGCAAGGTCACGCACTTGCAGGAGAACTCCCACTACGAGCTTAGAGGCTATGTAACCTTTACAAGTGAGAGGCCTACATCGAAAGGACATCTGCGTGGGGGAAGCCTGCTGCTCACCAGTCCCCAGTCAAGGGCATCTTTTGCCAAGCAGCTTGAGAAACGTGAGCCTACCGTGGACTGGGATGAGTGTATGGAGCAGCTCTGCGAGAACATCATAGGACGGCAGAGGCAGGGGGCTGAAGTCGTGGTGCTGAACAGCGAGTATCTGCCGGACGTAGATTCAAGCGATGAGAACCAGTTCAGCGTCTACCCGGTACTGGAGAACGAATCAGCCACGATATTTTACGGGCACGGCAGCCACGGCAAATCACTGCTTGCCCAGTACATAGCTGTACTGTGCGATGAAGGGATCTCCGGAGTGGGGATCAGGGTAGACCGTAAGATCCCTGTCCTCTACCTCGACTATGAAACAAACGACAAGCAATTGTTCAGGCGTGTCCAGTCCATACGGAAAGGACTTGGGCTGTCACCTAACAGCACTATTAACTACAGGCCGATGGCTTCAAGCCTGGTTTCAGACATCGAGCAGATCAGGGAGATATGCAGGGATAAAGACATAGGGCTGATAGTCATAGACAGTATCAGCGGTGCTTGTGGCGGTGAGCAGGAAGCACAGAAACCGATTAAGGATATGATGACAGCCATACGGTCTATACAAATTGACCTCAAGATGAGTGCCCTGTACATAGGTCATGTCAATAAACAAGAGCAGATGTTCGGGTCTGTGTTCCAGTTTTATGATGCCCGGAATGTATTCAATGTGCGTAAGGACCAGAAGGAAGGTGATGCCTCGCTGTCTGTAGGATTGTTTCACCAGAAGTCCAATGACGGTTTACTCAGGCAGCCTATGGGGTACAAGGTATCATTCAATGACGGCCTGTGTACCCTGAGTAGCCATGATGTCAGGGATAGTGGACTGGAACAACACCTCAATATGAAAGAACGGATAGCTTCCCTGATGAGGAACAAGGCAGGCGGTATGTCCCCGGCTGATTTAGCAGAGGACCTAGGCAAAACCGAAACACATATACGCAAGGAGCTTTCCGAAGGGGTTAGAAATTATAAGATGTTCGTCAGGTTGGAGAACGGCAACTACGCCAACGTGACGAGAGGAGATGATGACATACAATGGGAATTAAATTAAGAGATCTTGAGCCGGCAATCGTATCCATCGAAACGGCTCTGAAAAACGGTTTGGGCTTCAAGGTAGAAGATAGCAAGGTTATCTTTGTTCCGCCCCAGTCAGATTACGATAAGGACACTATGAAGATAGTGACTAAGCAGTTATTACAGAACGGTGAGGGGGTGAAGGCTATCGTTATGAACTCGGATGATGTGACGAGCACCGCCTCTAAGGCTCAAGACTGGATGTACCAGGCACAGCAGGTCTTTACGGACACACTGGACAAGCTGACACGCCTTGAAAGTATATTCATGAAGACGCACCCTGATTTTACCGGATGCTTTTTCGGCAAGGACAAATGTCCTGACGATGCAATCATGCGGTGCAACAATTGTATTCAAAGGAAGGACACTAAGGGGAGAGTGCTAGAGGGATGGTAGAAATATTGCTTGAAGTTCAGTCTAAAGGAGAGTGAAGGAAATGGCACACAGGAAGTTTTATTATGATGATATGGTGAAGGTCATATCACTTGAACACAACAAACATAGGGGACACATAGGGAGCATACAATCATCACGCATCCGTAAGCTGCCCTTCAACAGGGGAACACGGGTGACCTACACCGTGGACTGCCAGTGCGGCAAGCGGATGATGCTCAACGCCCATCACATGGATCTGGTATCAGGTGTCGAACAGGAAGACAAGAAGATCTCCTTGCACGAGGCTCGGTTGGAACATTTCATCCGGGCGTGTAAGCTCGTGCCTCTCAAGAGATCTCTGGATGAACAGGTCCAAGGACTGCTCGATGGGTTGCAGAACCGTGAGAGGTACATCATCTCCAACAGGTATGGACTGAACGGCACACCAGGTAAAACATTCCAAGCTCTGGCTGATGAAGAGAACCTGACCAGAGGCCGCATCTGGCAGATAGAAAAACGGATACTAATCAATCTCAGAAAGGAGAAGCATGAGTAAGATAACAAAACTGATTAAGTCACGCATAGATCAATTCAAGGAGTATATCTTTTTTAAGAAAGTAAAGGACATAAAGGAAGACAGGTTCTCTATTGATGGACGACTTAGCGAGAGAATATATTTTGGCAAGAATCACAGAGTCCTGTGGACAGAAAGAAATGAATCCAAGTATGTGATGGTCTGTTCTAGGAATGGTGACAACCGAAGGATAAGAAAAGCCAAGGGCTACCGTCTCAAATATGGAGAAATATTTTCAAAGGATTGGGTAAAATCCGAGTACAAAAAAAGAGAACATGAAAAGAGACTGGAAGGTGCAGAGAGAGCTAGTGCGATGTTCACCTCGGCTATGGCGAAGACAGAAGCCCGTAGATATATCAAGCAGCACGAGAAGGAGAAGCATGAGGATTGAACTTGGTCACCTGCCTTTGCCGGAACTGAACCCGAACAAGAAGCTGCACCACATGGTGAAGCACCACTACATACAGTTGGCACAAGAGGAAGCCATTATACTGGCTATCAAGGCAGGCATACCGTTGAGACCGTTCAAGAAGGCTCACATCAGCATCACCTTCATAGCCAAGGACAAGCGGAAAAGAGATCTGGATAATCTATTCGCAGCCATGAAGTCCACGGTAGATGCCATCGTAGACGCAGGTGTCTTAGAAGATGACGATGCAGACCACGTTAGCTATACGATCCAGTTTGAACGTGGTGAAGAAGACAATACAATCATAGACATAGAAAGGAGATAGGAATATGACAAATGTACCAGCAATACCAGCCCCAAATAACGGATTCCGAGATTCCGAGCCGACCATTGTAAAACCAGAAGATATATTGCAGATTTATTGGTCTAATAAAGTTATTGATAAAGAAGGAGTTATCTGTAATTTAGACACTACAGGTCTTGGCAGTCACTTACCAAGAATAATAAAATATGCTTTGGAATGGGTAACACGTGACACTCGACCAGAATTCAAAGAGAGGCTCAAGGCACTGGGTATTAAGCGTATTGATGAACGGACAGTAAGGAAATGCGTTCTTCGTCTGAGGCAGGGTTCTCCTGTTAGATCTTTGTATAGAAGGATAGATATAGGAAAAGGAAGAGACTCGAATGATATATTGAGTGAGCGTGTCAACCGCCACATCGTAGCCCAGAAAACAGCCGAGAAAATAAGCAGGCTTTTCAAAAAAGGGAGTTTAGACTTCATTGAAACTGACTTTGACGGGTATCCGATTTGGAACTTACAGAGGCCACTCTTAAACATAGCATCTAACGGAGTTCCATTTATGGACATGGGGGTTTATTGGATTGGAAGGTCTTCACACGTTCCTAACAACCATGAATGGATAACTTTTAGCACTAATGCTCTTGGTTCTACTGAATTCACAGCTGATGTTTGTGATGGGAAAAGTTTTAGCGGATATGGTTTTATGTATGGTAGGTTCCATGTTTACGGTCGAGAATGGATAATCCATAGACCCAACTCCAGACACTTAGACGGCACAATAGGATTGGTGCTAGTAGAAATTGAACCTGCGTAGACATAGAAAGGAGGACAGAATGTCAACAGTAGATAAATGATTTTTACGTTAGATAATTATGGAAAAATATAAGGATAAAGGAGAAAGGAAAAGATGAAAGATAAAGAAGAACAGCTTTTATTTACGGAAACAGAAGCCCAGGAAATGTTGAGCATAGGGCGTACTACCCTGAGGAAGTACAGGGAAACAAAGGAACTGGTCCCTATAAAACTAGGGAAGTCAGTTCGCTACAGGAAACAAGATATTGAAAACTTCATAGCAATGCAGTATGAAAGTCTAGGAAAATAGTGTCCTTATTTGTTAATAACATATCAGATGAGGACACTAAATAAATTTAGAAGGAGGGTCTTATGACCTTAATTAGAGCGGGCTACACATTTAGTGAGGCTCAACAATATATCGGAAATGTCTCCAGAAGTACGATGTACAGACTGATGGAAGAAGGCTTGCCTTCATACACCATTGGCAACCGCAGATATTTCCTCGTGTCAGAACTCGATGCCTATCTCCAGAGGCAGAGTGCGGCTGGCCGAAAAGAATAAATAATCTTACTATACTACCCCCCTAAAGGGGGTAGGTAGTAATAGTAAGATTGACACACATTAGTACATATGATTCAATGTCATCGGTGTATTCCTCTTTGTAAGGGGTCAGGTTTTTTCTCACTCCGCTTCCTGACCCCTTACATTTATCTACTTAGTGTCTTCCGGTAAGAATCCCAAGCTTTGAACCAAAACGACTCCACTCACCCACAGTCACTTTGCCATCCTTGAGCATAGCCATGCCGTACTCGGCCACATCTTTCCTTTCCTTTGCCGTGTTGAGGCTAGAAGTAATCCTCATAGCAAGTTCCAGTAGTTGCCTTTTATCCTCTGGTAAAAACCTTAATATAATTCCTAACATAATGTCCTCCTACCTAGTTTACGTTGTAGCTGGTTCCGCTATCGTAACTTCCACGTTGTCTTCTATAGTCATGTTCGCAGCAGTTACAGTAGTAGAGATGGTGAACTCTTTAGTAGTAAATCCGTTCCCCATGCCACTTTCATTGAGCAAAATTTCCACGGTTCCAGCATTTATTCTCGAAAGTACACAATCTCCTCCTTTCGAGAAAATATTGCTTAGTCGAAGTGTGCCTATCTTTCCATTAATGCCCGAATTCGGAGCCTGGATCCAAATTCTGTCGTACAGGCCACCGCTGGTTACGAGGGCTTCTGCTTGATGGTGTCCACCACCTATGGCTAACATACGAGATGTACCAGGTGAAGGTGCTATTGACTGACCATCACTGGCGTTACCCCGAACAATCAGGGTATGTGCCTGTATATCTGTAAGTGTGAGTTTCTTGCACCGTGACTTCTCAAAGATCAGATGCCCTATCTCCAACCTCGTAGCATTAAAGTTTGAGGCAGCTGCATTACCACCGATCTGTACCACGTTCGTTTCTCCTGATGGTAAGGCAGACCCTGTGAAAACAGTTCCCACGGAGACATTCTCAATCGTGATCTCCCTTACCGGGGTAGTACCCAGATCAATCCGTAACGTGTTGTATTCTTCTTCATCATAGTAGATAGGCTCCTGTGCTGGTGCATCGTAGATCCCAGCAGAACCGCTACTGAAGTTTATCTCTTGGACGACTAATTCGCTGACTGCAACCCCCGACGTGACGACAGCAGATGCTGACAGCAATGCAGTAGCCTGTGCTGGGGAGAACCCTAGGGTGAGCATAAGTTTGTATGGACTCTTTACCAACCAGAATACCTTATTCCATTTCTGGCTCTCTGATTCCAGCTTATCAACCACTTTCAGTATCTTGTTTCTAATCTTGATTACAAGACGGGCTGTCTTGACTACAAACCAGATGATTGACTTGAACGGACTGAGCAGAACCGCCTTAATGAGCCTTAGAAAGCCCAGTATCATGGCTTTAGGCAGACGTTTAATGCGTGTTCCAAGCCTTTCGTGACTAGGACTATGATTCCTTTTGAACAAAGATCTCAGTCTAATCTTCATTGTTGCAAGCCTCGCATTTGCAATCGCAGTTGCAATCTGTACAGGTACATCCCCCGTCCTGGTTGCATGAACAATTATTCTCTGCTGTTGTCATCGTATCACCACCTGTTGTTATTCTTGTTCCAGCACCTTCAGGCTAACGCCTCCGAGAAATCCGAACACGGACCCTATTACTGCCGTTACCACCTCGGTTGCACCCATCTGCCATCCGATCACCATTCCTACTATGCCAAATATAGTACCGCATATAATGCTTGCCATGATCTGCGGTCTGAGCTTACCTGACATCAGGCTTCCTCTTTCTCCACCGTAGATAGCTGGTTAGGAATTTCACTGTGGTAAGTCCTAGTACCATCATAGCTCCTGCGGTTCGTACCTTCACCATTCATCCTCCTCTTCTTGTATTTCGACTTTAGGCAATTGAGATCGAAGGACCCTAGTTCTAGCTGGATCATATATAAACTTCCTGAACTCTGGTTCCTCTGAACAGACGCTTGCAGTACAAACGCCTGTTGTATATTTATTAATATAACTCTCTCCTAGTCCATCAACCCAACGATGCTCCACACCATTATGGTCTGTCATTTCCACCAGAACCCAACAAGCCACGGCATCAGCATAACAATATTTGTCAGGTGCTCCTGTTTCTAGCCGCCCAGACAGCACTGGGTCATCTAACGCATACCACCCGTCAGTTGCTGGTATAATTTGTAATATATTATAATTTTTATCCATTATCCTATCTCCTTATTCCTTTGATACTGTGGGCATACGGGATCATCAGGACACCGTCTTCCTGGTTCAAATACAGCAGGAAGCCAGTGTGGTTTGTTGTAGCCATTCTTTGGTACGTTCCTGACGATGGGGAGCTTCAACATATGCCCAAGGTAGACCATAGGTTCTTTACCAAACAGCATGAAAGTAGGGTGCGGATGGATTAACCTATTGTTCCATAGCCCCGTTATCGCATCCACTAGTTCTTCTGACATACCTGTCCAGATGAAGATGTTTCCCACATTCACATTGGTATCAGCTCTAGGCTTGAGCTTTAATACACTATCACCCTTCCCTTCATCTCCTGCCAACCTCATTATCTCGACCATTGAAACATTCCTACTATTTTTTATTAGTTCTGCAACATCTTCTACCAACGTACGTGCGTGGTTCCTTTTAATCATATTCCTATCTCCTTATTCCTATTATTTTATTCTAATGCTGTAACTCTTGCATCTATTTCCTTCAATGCTGCTACAAGAATGGGAACAAGTTTCGAGTTATCCATACCTTGGTATGCTGGGCCACCATCCCTTGTAGCATCCTTTGCCCCTGTTACTGATTCAGGGACAACAGTGGCTGCTTCATGTGCGAAAAACCCGTCACGGGTTGTGCCAGTGTCAGCCTTGAAGTTAAACCTGTACGGCTTGAGTGCCTTAACCCTTGTCAGTCCATCTGATATAGCTGTCTCGTTCTCCTTTAGTCTATAGTCAGATGAGGTGTTATACGCAGTAGAAGATCCATCAACGGCAATAGTACCTCTTTCGTTTCCCGAAAGATGGAAGTCATCGCCATTAGCAAACCTTATCAGCGGACCGTTGTCTGGTCTTCCACATGATATAGCTGTATCTTGATACGAAGGCTTAAATACCGTGAGTAGTGGGTATCCATACCCTACAACGGTACCACCTAGCTGTAGACCACCAGCAGCTCCAGCGACAGCAACATTGAACTTGTTGGCCGTCAGGAATAAATCTGTGCCATCACCCTCTATTTTCTCCCCTGAGTCACCAAATATTAGACCTACATCATTAGCTAAAGTAAGATCACTTCCATCAAACGTCAGGCTGGCTTCACCATTCAACGCAGTCGAGGAACTGAAGGTAGCAACCCTGTTGTCTGCCCCATTTGCTACAGCAGACACGGCTCCAGAAACATCTTCCCATGCAGGTGCAGTTCCTGCTCCTGTAGATGTTAGGACTTGTCCATCAGTACCATAGTTTGCCCCACCTACACCAAGTTCTCCCTGACTGGTAAACCTAAACTTCTCAGTAGCTGCCTCTGAATGTCCAGTGTAGAATATTAAGTCTGTCGCATTGACAGAGGAACTGAACGTACCCTGTGCAATAGCCTGTATGGAAGCTGCTACAGTAATAGCATCTGTGCCACCAGCTTCATGGGGTGCTTGGAACTCTATCTTTCCTATGACATCATTGGCATTTATGTCTGTCAGTGATGTGGCTAATAGAAGTTTTCCTGTACTAGTAGTTGCATCCGCAGATGCACCCATAATTCTTAACTGGTCTGCACTTTCATCCCACTCCATATACGCACCGGCAGATGCCCCAAAGAACTTAACATCTAATCCTGTATCATCTACGCCTACTGTCAACGCACCATCTATTTGCACTACACCCGATATATCTAGCGTTGCTGCATCCAGTTCTCCTGACAATGTGATGTTGGTAGCCCCGGTAATTGCTCCATTAAGAGCGACAGCCCCATTGATATCTACCGTGGTGTCTGACTCGATAGTTAAAACACCATCGGCTGACTGATGAATGAACGTGCCAGCATCACCGAAGTTTATCTTCTCAGTGCTGTTCATTAGTATGTCATCTGAGAACTTGAAGTAGTCCTCGTCTTCCATCCATGTGATAACACCATCAGCACTGTTCGCATCGAAGGTCAGCGAGATATCCGTGTCTGCACCTGAACCTATTGTCAGGGCATCTACATTCACATCCCAAGACATGGCGGCAGATGCACTGGAAGTAATCGTCCATACCTTGGTAAGCGTTCCAGCTTTCATTACATCAAATTCAATCTGCCCATCCTCTGTCCCGTCTGTCACATCTGTTGCAACCGCTGTCATGCGTCCATATTCAATCAATTCTGCGGCACTATTTGCCAGCTTAAACGACAAGTAAACCTCGTCATTGTCTGCCCTGGTAGTATTAGCACCACTGAATACTGCTACCTGGTTGGAAGCACTATTCGTCAGGTTTGTTAATGTAGCGGCAGGAGTACCAGCTGCTGCGTTGTTCCGTACATCAATCTCCTTGAGGGAGATCTCGTCCTGCCACTTAATCCTGCGTACCGAACTGCCGGAGGTTATCTCAACATCATACCTGTCCTGATCTGCCTCGTTGAAATACCATAGACCGGCACTATCAGTCGTAACGGTAGACCCTTCCTGGGTAGTAGTGCCCGTTTCCAAGAGCTTGACTGATGCTCCTGATACAGCATTACCTGCATCGTTGAATAAATATCCCCTGAAATTAACTGTCATTAGCCGCCTCCTAATCTGGAATGGTCCCGATATCTGAGTGCTTCACGGCAGTAGTGTTTTGCATCTGCCATGAGGTCATCGTCATCAATAAAGACCAGAGTTATATTCTGTTGTGCCAGGGAAGCCTTGGCCATTGTATCTCTAGCCGATGCTTCAACCCCGAACTGGTAGTGATAATACACCCCTTGCACATTAACCGCCAAATCCGGGGGATTGGTGAACATGAAGTCAAGCACAACCCCACCCTTGTCCATCCGTCCGCCCATAAGTGGTGACTGGTAGGTAAAGTCTACACCAGGTTCTTTCCCTAACTGGACAAATGTCTGATAGGCTATATACTCCGGCACTGATCCTTCCCATGTACTGGGGACTTGTACCTGTGCTTGTGTAGTCATTACCCCTCCAAGATCATAATCCAGCACACTTTATCGTTATTGCTGGCAGCATCTGCATAGAACACATTAGCCGGGACAGATCCTCCGAACTCACCGAAGTTCAGTTCAACTGTATTCCCTGCTGATAGTTCATATCCAAGAGCTGCCGCCACATCAGACACACCAACATAGGTAAGTCCTGAGTTGCCAGCCAGTGCCTTGAATATAATATATTTGACCCTGTTGGTCACATTGTTCATTTGGACGGCTGTGCCAGCCGATGATACGTTGGTTGTTCCTTGGTCTACTCGCATTCTATTCTCCTATTCTATGGTTCCACGACCTGAATAGTCGTAGATCCTCTTTCATCATAACCTGTAAATTCCATTCCCTGTGCAGCAACAACATCAACATAGTAGTTGCGTGTGCCTCCGCTGTCATCACGGAATGTAAACTCCACCAGCGTCTTGGATTCAATAGCATCAACAAGATTCGATCTTAAATCTTTTGGTACATTCCCCTTGTACTCCCTCGTAAGGTCTACATCCACAGTATGTCCCCACTTGGCAGGGATCTTTTTACGGAAAGACAAGGTCAGTGATACCACATCAGGGGTATTAAACTTCTCAAGCCCGGTAGTATCATCATCATCCCGTTCAAGGGTGAGCTTGAATTTTATTGACCTGAAGGTTATGCCTTCTGGAACCTCAGTACCGGCATTTACAAAGGGATAGGTATATGTGCCAGAGCTTCCATCACCCACTCCTGTCTGGGCATACATTGTTGAGGAATTCAGGGTAGCTACTGCCGTGGTATACGATTCGTTATAATCGGTAGCATATTCTATCTTCACGATTTCTTTGTCAGCAGCACTCAGGTCCTGTGCCTCTATGCGTAGGGTGAGTGCCAGTTTATCCACCTCGGACTGGCCTGCGTTGAACCAAGGTGTTTCATGGATAGCACTGGTTGCATAAGCAAACTCAACTACTTGCGATGGATTTATTATGTCCGATGGCAATGCCATATAATGTACCTTGTTATTGTGTCCCCAATACACACGGTACTTATCATATGCCGATGTTACGTGCATGGAATCCAGTCCCTTACCTGATGTGCTGGATAGCCATTTCGTTTCCCACCCCATGTCATTGTATCCAAGTATGGAGCTATATCCTGTATCCGGGGCTATAACAGGTGAGCCTTGGGTGCTATGCCACTGGTACGGAATAGATGTTGATGAAATAGTGGACGGAGCTGTGGTCGCATCCACCCCTGCAAGCAATTCATTGTGCGTTCCTGAAAGTAAATGGATTCCACCACGCTTATCTGACGGCAATCCGTCATCACGATCTGGTCCAACCACGCTTATGACTGCGGCATTGTTGCCGTTGATATACTTGTATATAGCATTCCCTGAAGGAATGTACACGGAATCACGCCATGTTGCTGTTCCTTTCCCATTGTTTGGGTGTGTGGGAAATGTCATCTGCGTAGCCTCAAACATGGCATTGTCAGCGTTATGCATAAACAATCCTTCCTTGGTCGCTGCATAGATAACAGGTAGCCCCATAGCATTTCTTGCTACGAACAGCTTGGTTACGGTTCCGTCCGGGGTTGGAAGCATGGCATCCAAAACCTCGGAGTTGTCCACGCTGCTGTCAGTATCCAGATCCCCTGCTATATACCACAACTGCCCAGCATTTGTGATAGCCCATAATCTTTCATCCCATACTGTGACGAACTGAGCACCTCGGTTAGTATCTGTTTTCCAAGTAGACCCATTACTGCTGTACGTGATGCCGCTTCCATTCGTATCATAATGAGCAAATACCAGATAGCTTGTTCCTGATGGAGCTGTGTATATAACGCTATCTGTTACTTGATCTGCTGCACTTTGTGTTAATTCAGAACCCCAGCTATCACTGGCGTTGGCAAACTTGTACAGCTTCGGGGATTCCGATACTGACCCGTTCCAGAACGCATACACATCGCCATCCAGCGTGTTGATTGCCCCAATAGTAGCATCAGTAAGGCTATGCGAAGGGGCTGATGTCTCTGTTACCAAACCAGGAAGGACAAGATGGTTCTTATAACGGAGCTGGCACTGACTGAACCACGCACGGTTGACATCACCTGCACCTTCCATGCGGTTGATTCCTATGCCGCCACGCCAGTCAGACCACGCCACGATGGATGACCGTAGCTGTGAATCCTTACTGGTATCACCTATGACTATTTTTGCCGGATAAATAGAAGCAAGTGTTGACCGTACTGGCCGTGTTGTTGGATAGTACACACCGTTTAGGTACACCTCATTTTCTTCTACAACAGAGTTCGCCATCAGTCCACGACCCTTACATTAGCCAGCATAGGGAATGCCCTGCGTGCCTTTGTAGCCTGCTCTGCCCAGTATGCGGAGAGCTGTCTCTTTGAATCAGGATCTGTGCCTGGTCCCCCGGATGAGGATAACAAAGCAAAGGTGATTGCCTGGTTTATCACGTACTCTTCGGGTATCTCCGTGGTATCTGAATCCGCTGTCATCAATGCAGGCTTATCACCGCCTGTGATTTTCATCAGGGAATAGGCAACTGCCTTATGACCGTCACGCACTAGGATGAGATCCCGTGCTTCCTTGTCGATCTTCCAGTTACGCCTGTCGAGGGTAGTCCACTCAGCTGTATCACTGGCTACAGCAACGATATCGTCTATCCAGACAGTAACGGCTCCGATGTCGGAGTCATACTCAAGACCTACAGATATGATAGCCGTGTCAGTCTCCGGATTTGCCATAGACATCCGTACAAATGTCCATGTATCCGCACTGAGGGCTGGGACACTAAGTGTTTCCAATGGGGATGCACAGGATGCGGTGTCATCAAGAAGCAGCTTGAGGTTCCCTGCACTGGTTGCCACGGTACTCTTAACCCACATCTCTATGGTATCGTACTTGGAAAGGTTGAGAGAGGTAATAGAATCTGAAAGAAATTCACCAGCAGATGCTCCTGCCGCTATCACCAGCTTCAGTGCCTGACTGCCTTGCTTCCTGTCATTGGTGTCAAGTGATTGAGTGTAGTAATTTGGATCAGCAGCATACGCAGTAGTCGCTTCGTCAAAGGTTGTACCACAGGCATGGATACGCACCCTACTGACCTTCTCCCTGTACTCGATCTTGGATATCATGGAGATACCGCTTGGGATATCGAACCGTGTCTGGTGCCCATCACCATGCAAGGTTATATCTTCAATGGGATCATAGACCCATCCTGTAGAGGAAATAATAGCTTGGTTGATGAAGTCATCTATATCATCAGGGTTGTAGGCACTATCCCATAGTTCGTAGGATTCCGATGCCGTGGATGCTGTTGCTACCGGCATGAAGGTTGAAGTGGTGACATTGCTACTAATGGATGAATCTGTAATCCTTCTTGTAAGCGTATCATTGCTACCGCTTGTGAAGCGTATCCATTTGCCTATCTGGTTATCAGCTCCCCCAAGCACCAGTGTGTTATCAAGAAGCGTAGATGTGCTTCCACTTGATGTAGCAGCAGAAACATACACAGCCCCTAAAGCACGGCCTATGTGCTGTCGTAATTGTTCACGGGTTCTCCCTTGTATAGCTGGCATATCACTTCCTTCTCACCTGTTTAGCAGTTCTTTTTATAGGATTTTGCTTTGGTTTTGCAGCCTGTAACGGTCTCGTTGCCCGTAGTGATAAAGCAAACTTGGGATCCTTTAGCTGTTGTTTTTGTTTTTCAGTAAATTTTGCTGCCATACTAATACCTCTTACCCATCTTTTTCTTTTTCTTAGCTATACGGGCAGCCCTCTTGCCTTTGTCTGTATATGGAAAAGATTTTCCGCCAACTTTAGGCATAGTCATTTCTCCTTTTTACCGTTCTTGAGTTTCTCCAACTCATCAGTAAGCCGTTTGTTTTCTTCTTCCAGCTCACCAAGGGATCTCCTTAGTGCTTGATTCTCTACCTGTAAAGTCATCTGAGGATTACCTGCCATCACAGCCTGGATATCCTCGGTCTTAACCTGTACTTCCATTTCCTTATTCCTCACACTTTCTGATAGTACCGTACCGAATTGGTACGGCCTCTACGCTTAGTAGCACTGACCCTGAACGCTTCCAGAGCCTGTGCTATCTGTTTCCTTTCATCCTGTGTAGGCGGTCGCTTGGTATACTTCGTCCGTACTTCTTCCATGAAACTCTCGGCTGCATTGCCCATCATTTCTTCGATCTGGTTCTGACTGGTATCTTCATCGGCAAGGATCTCGACCCTTGTCTTATGTTCCCGTCCGAACCTGTCCTTGGCTCTCAGCATGAACTTATGCCTGACTATACTACCGCCTGTTTCTGCATTCCTTCCGAGAGGGGCTACACCTGAATAGTTAGCCCCTTTCGGAGTCCATAATTCCTGTATCATATTCTATTACACCTAGTATCGAATGGTTAACATACACGCTTGCTTGTCAGTGTCTACTGACGGGATACCAATTGCTGTTCCTATGGATTGGATATCATCTTCACCGGAAAGGTCATAGAGTTCTGCTCGTCCAGATTCACCAGATGCCTGGGAAATCTGAAGACCATCTCCAACGACTCCAACCGCAGCACCGATAGCAACGCTGCCGATACCAGCAGTCTGTATCCAGCCATAGTAATTGGCTGTCATAGGTATAGTTGTTACACCCAACGCACCGGTTTCCATAGTTCCGTCACCATCAATGATTTTCACCGCTGAATAAGGATTTACAAATATACCAAAAAGCGATGATGTCGTAGTAGCGGTCCTTAATCCGTCAGGCTCATCAATTGTGATGCTGACCGTATTATCGTCAGACGCATCATGGGCTGGGTGAGACTTGATTCGATACACCTCACCTTCTCCCGGTCCATCATTAAAGATCAGATACCCATCTGCATACTGGTTTTTCGTCAAGTCAGTAGTAGGAACTTCAACACTTACGGCTGTTGTGCCTACAGCATTGGCGTTAGCAGGAACATCCATGTCATGTGCAGCTATAGCAAAAGCGGCAGCCGCATCAACAATCATACCTGCGGTAGTGATAGCAGCAGCCCCACATCTAGCATAGTAGAACACTCTTCCGTCAGGAAGCTGTGCTCGTGTTCCGAGTTTCTGCTTCTGTTCTTCAGTCTCAACCTTTTCCTGTCCATAACTTAAAAAAATACTATTCGGAAATGCCATAATAATTCTCCTTAACAGGCTCTACGTCCTGCGAATGCCGTTGGTAATATATCGCTAGGCACGGCAATCTTTACACCTAACTAGATGTGAAACGAGGGGTTGTTATCCTCGTTCCCCGTCTTAAACTTACGGCAGGTTTCTCCTGCGTTTCCGAGGTATCAGGGGTCACAGCTTTGTTCCTATCCGCACACCATCTACAGGTACACGAATCTGTCGGAGGCCACTGCAATAACCCCTGTCTCGCCTTTCTCGTTATATAATCAGGATTCCCTGGCAATCCTTCGACCTTCGTACCAGCCTCGCTCACCACTTCACCTTTAGGGTTTTTCATTTCCCTATGGCGGTACAGCGTGACCTTCGGCTGCCACTCGTCAATATAGTTCCAGGAGTACCCCTGACCAACCAATTCCTCTCGTAATTCAGTACGTTCCTTAGTAGTCATTGCCATACTGTTTCACCTATTCCTAATTAAGATGTTGCAGGTGTAGCTGCGTCCAATGTTAATGCGACACCCTTGGAGTCATCAAGTTCAAACACACCGTAGTCAGCGGTGATCACTACCTCGGTTGCCCGAAGGGAAGCGTCACGCTGTCGCTCAGTTCTGGTGTCCACGCTCTTGAGTACGGCTAATGCCGTTTTGTCTGCACAGACTCCGATAGCGTCATCGCTTGAGTCAATCGAAATGTTCCCGTCTTCAAAGATAGCTACCCCATTGATTGGGCGTAAACCGCTGAAGAAGTTACCCAGTAGGTCCTCAGACCATCCGTGTGGTACCGGGTAGGTAGCAGAAGCTGTGACTGCCGTATTGGCAATGTCCCATACAGCAAACGGGTGCTGTACGATATAGACCTGTGATCCGAACTTGTTACCCTTGGCATATGCCACGGTTGCGGATACGTTGGCAAGGCTCATACTTCTGCCTGCGGCTCCGATATCTGTACTGAAACCGCTGTAGAGTGCGAGAACGTCTTTGTCCTTTTTCCTTGCCATGCCATCACCTAACTGACGGCCTATGATGGAGAAGACATTCTCTGCACTTTGCCGTGCGAGTTTGTCTGTAATGATGATCTTAGCCCCAACTTCCGCTGCGGTTAAGTCCACCGTGGTCATCCCGATATCTTCCTCATCGATGATGTCTTGACCATCAACGAGATCGGACATATCCATTGAGGCCACTTTCGGGACTGTGACCTGTTTTGAACCCTTCGGCAATGTGAATTGCTCGATGAGGTTCATGGCTGGAGCGTTATGCTCCTCTGTATACCTGGCTGATGAAATAATGATTCTCTGGGCATTTTCCAGATTACCAGTAGTAGCTGTTTGTGCCATCTAGCACCTCCTTTTAGCTGCCTGTAGCGACTCTCTTGGCGGCCTTTACAGCCGCTTCGGACCTATCGCCATTAATATATGCTTCTAATAAACGATCTTGGTTACTTGTTACTTCCGCTGCCCCTTGACTGTTATCGAAAGACTGTGGGGACACCCGACCCTGCTTCAACCGTGCGTTCTCTGCTATTAACTCACGTTCTCGTTTCATTCGTTTTGCTTCCCGTTCCATTTCATCCGGGGTTTGGGATGACTGAAGTGCTGCAAAATCTTCAAGCATCTGCTTGTTAGCAAGACCGTTCTGTTTCATGAAATGGATTGCCGCTGCTTGTTTTCCCTGCATCATCCCTACGGCTTCATAGGAATCCTGTTCCTGTTTTCTGAATTTTGTCTCCTGCTGTACATATCTCCTAGCCTGATCCCGTGCTTGTTCCGGCATATACCCGGCTTGCTGTAACTGCTGTTCGTATGATCTGGCTGTCCTTGCCACACGATCTCTCCATGCACGGTTCTGATCTTCAGCTCTCCGATTGTTTAGCTCATCAATTTCCCTTTGGTCAAACTGAGGTACTCTCTGAGGTGCAGGCTCCGGGGCTGGAGCTGACTCTGGAACTGGTGCTGCCTGTTCAGACTGAGTTTCCCCGGAAGATACCTGTGTTTCTCCCGTAGTCGTAGCCTGAGTATCAGGTGCTTCCTGTTCAGGTGCAGGTTCCTGTCCCCCTGTATCAGTTGTTTCCGGTGCTATAATTTCGATTGATTCATCATTTTCCTGTGGTTCCTGTGTTGTTACCATATTATCCTCCTTATTCCTTCTATATATGATACTTCAATTAGTCAATACTACTACATATAGTAGCACCCTATGCTGCCTGCCGTACTGCTGACTGGGTTATCGACTGCCTGTACAATGCCTCGTAGTCATATGTGGGTAATTCCCCTCCACCTGACAGATGGTCGAAGAGATTTTGGTTAATCTTTTTGCTTCCCTGATAGCTGTAATCTGCGTGCATCATAGCCATGACCCACTCATTAGAAGCATTATTGACGAACTCCCTTCTCATCTGCCACAGTATCCCTTTCTTAGCTTCAGCCTTTGCAAGTGCCTTTGCCATTGTCTTTGCCGGATCCTGCTTTGCAGCGGCATCCCTTTCATACTTCGACAGGTTGATAAACTGACTCACCGTTTCCTCGTCTACCCCTGTAAGACCTGTTATATACTGGAGCACCATAGGATGGGTTTTCAGGTCATAGTAGTTTCCTGTCTGACCTTGGATGTTTACCTTGTACTGGCCTGCATACCTGCCTGCATAAAGCATATTCCTTACCGGCTGTGGATACTGGTCCTCTATGACCCGTATGTTATCCAGTAATTCATTTGCCTGTTCAGGAGTCAGGCTTGACCAGAACATTGACAGCTCTTCATCAAGTGCATCCCAGTCAAGGTTTCCACTGCCTGTCTTTGTTGCCTTGTCAAACACCTCGTAGTACCTGTTTATTATGTCTTCTCTGGTACCTGCTTCAGGTTCTGGCATTTCCTTATCCCTGTTATAGAGATCCTCGTGAACTCCGCCTACAGTCCTCTGCTTCTCCTTGTCCCAATGGCCGAAGAGCTTCTCTATCCGCTCTTCCCGGAGATCATCAAGACCAATCATATCGAGTTCAGGAGATCCTTTCCGTGCAAGTTTCGGACTCCACTTCGCACTCTGCATAGGAGCCGTCAGGAACTGATCGGATATCTGTGTGACACCCTTTATGAAATCTTCCTCGATTTTATCAGCCTTCTCGTACAGCGGACCTTTCCTTCCCCTGTACTCTTCACCGTGCCGTTCTTTCACGATAAGGTCTATGCGTGCCTTGACCCTCATATTCTGGTTTTCGTAGTCAGCGTATCCAAGCTCCCTTGCCACTTCCTCGGCTTGCTGTGTCCTTCCGAGAGGATATGCCCTAAGTCCGAAGAACTCTCCCACTCCTCGTGTTGCCTTCTCTGATAATGTGCCTCCTTCCAGCATGACTGACTGTATCCATATAGGCATGATATCAGGAAGCACGATTTCCTTTCCTGTCTGGGCTAGATTGGTTACGAGGTCATCATCAAGGTTATCGAAGAACCCAGTGGGTTCCCCTATGTAATTATGTCCTGTGAGCATATCCACAGCGTCAGAAACCAAAGGTGATGCTTGGCCACGGAGGAAGTTTGTAAAGGGGTTGTGCCCCGCTTCATCACTGAACGGATTCATCGATGAAAAATCTGTAATTCCCTTTGCTGCGAACCGTACCAGTGACCGTACCTTTGTACCGGGACCTACATTTGTCCCGTTGATTTCCCATGTAAAGAACCGTGGCGATGTAGGGTTGACTTTATCCGTAAGAAAATCTATCAGCCCTTCCTGTGTAGGATTTTCTGACTTCTGCATATACTCAGCTATGGAAAAAGCCAGGTTAATTGACATAAGGGCAACTACTGCTTGTCCCATAGTCCTTCTTGTATATCGTGCCCGTAACCCTCGATCTTTTATATTCACAGTATCCCACATCAATGCGGCTATTGCCCGTGTGTACCGTGGTGCCAGGAGCATAGCACTTTCCAGTGCACGGTGCTTGGGTTTTACACCAAGGCTTGCACTGCTTGCCAATCCCCGGAGGTTATTGATATAGGAATCAAGGTCACGAAGCCTAGTAGCTCTTTCTACTGAACCCCTTCTTGTTCCTTTTATAACAGATTGCTCCATAGCTTTTGCCATTCCCAGACCAGCCGAATCCATAGCTGCGTTAAATCCCCTGACAAACGGAGACAGTGCTGTTCCCACAGGCTTGAATACGCCCCAGTTCAGCAACCCTCCCCTCGATGCAGCTTCTACCAGTTCTGTACCCCCTGGTCGTGATGCCAGGATAAGGTTCGGATGATCCCTGATCACCCTCCTGCTATTAAATGTTAGGTTTGCATGATATTTGGGATCAAACATACCGTTCACAAATCCTCGTACTGCCTGTCCCCATACCCGTGGGTTTTGTCCTGCTAGGAATAGGAGCTGTATCATAAACGGGCTTGCGTCACCGTTCAGCACCATGAACCTTCCCACTGCGTTGAACTTATTCACCGCTGTAAGGGCACCTGAAATATTCGGATCCAGTGCATCGGACACTTTCTTGGCGAGTACCTTGTGCTCATCCCCTACAAAGACAGCCTGTTTGCTGAGTTGTGGGAAATTATGGATCTTTGAATATGATCCACCAATAGCCTTCTTCCCTTTCTTGGGTATTTTTACCAAGTTATCTGAATTCTTTACAAGCCAGTTTGCGACTCTTGTCCTAGCAGCATGGTTGTACGCAGCAGTCACGTTAGCACTGAGTGCCTCGTCTGCATTCATGGGTCTGAACCCGTCACGAGATGCCTCTCGCTGGCTTCCATATATCCGTTCCTTAAAGGCACTTGGCTTTGCTGCTACCTTCTTCTTGCCTGCTACAATCTCTGCTATCTCTTCCAGTTCGCCATCAACATTGAACTTTCCTGCCAACTGCCTTCTTCCGAAATATGTACCACCATCAACAAAATTAAGCCTTTTGAAATCTATTTCGTTACGGTCAAGAAACCTCCCTTTGGCATTTGTTATCTTAAATGCTTCGTTGATCCAGTTTCTCCTTTTCAGAGACAAACCCTGGATGATTCTCCCGTTCTGATCCCTCACTGATCCCTTAAATAGTGATTTTATTGGAACTTTCTTCCCTCGTAGCGGCACCATATAATTTTTCTTGTTAATGTTCTGTATAACGTCATAAAGGTATTGACCCCTAAGAGGATCCGTTTCACTCATTCCCATCAGCCTTCCCATCTCATCCGTCTTACCGAAAAGCTGGTCGTGGTTTCCAATTCGTGTGAGCCTTGACATAACCAATCCTGACTTCCTCTGGCCTTCTTCCATCATATTGCCGAGTATAACCAGACCTCTTTCCTCTACAGACTTCGCTGTAGCGGATGGGTTGATGCGGCTTACGATGTTTCTCATTACTGCCGTATTGGCTATTTTCCTTCCCAAGTCGCCCCTAAACAATGTTTGTGCCAACAGCCCTTCATTTGTAAGATCAGGCATAACCTGTTTGTAAAATGATTTTCTAGGCTCTTGCTCCCATCTAGCCAGTGCTTCTGCCTCTGGAGGAGGAGGGGGCTTCTTGCCCTTTCCACCTGCTTCTACTACCTCTTTTGCTGCTTTTGCTATTGGAATCGCTTCCCCAGTGACTGTAGGCGTTATAGGACTAATTGGTTCTTCTGTTGCTTCTTTTACTACTTTCTCCATATCAAACAATGCAGGTTGTCCATCAACTTGTTGGGCTGCTGTTACTGTTGGTACACCCGTTGCCGGTTGTGGTGTTGCTTGCTGAATCGTTTCCATCCACCTATGATCAATCAACATATTGGCACTATGGGCTTTGGATGGTATATCCCTTAATGGGTGCTCATTCTCATCCATCCACCGATTCAGTTCAACCTTGCTATCTTTATCCATAAAAGACGAAGGTTTCTTTTTTGTTACTGGTATTCCTGCTTTTATCAGACCCGTATCTATAAAAGCATTTGGAGCTATTTGTCCAAAGGGTATCGTGTTTATCAGTGCGTCTTTATCCTGCAAGCTGAGATCGTTCCACACATCGTCAAGCAATCCCCTGTCTCCACGACTTTGAATACCTTTTCCACCGATTTCGGCATTAGGATATGCATTTTTTATCCAATCCTTAATGGACATCGGTCCATCTGCTGTATCCACACTCCATTTCTTACCTACTTGTGTAAGCCCTGTTGCTGTTATTGGTACCGCTGCTCCCGTTGGTGCTGCTACCACACCTATATCAGGAGTATCTAGCCCATCTATAGACTCAACGAACTCATCCCAAGCATCGTCTTTAGCCCCCATGAACTCATCATAGT